GTAAATATTTCTAGAGCTTCTGCTTCAACAGAACCTCCCATAGCTTTCCACCAAGGGGGGTTCTTATTTTTCTGCTCTAAGTAGGACAAGTCGCTCATGCTACTAGCCCACTGATTTAGTTGACCACCCATCTCCTGAAGATCTTTTCCGAACTGGAAACCTTTCTTCAGAGCATTGAACGCTACGGTTGCACCACCGATAATTGTAACTGGGTCCACGAGCCTCCTCCCAAAGTACTCCTAGTATCATTAAAGAACTGATTGTATTCTTCAAAGGGGTTTGCTTGACAGTATAGCTCTCTCTATATCATGTCTGCCAATACCTAAGTCTCGTAACTCTCTGTCAGTCATAGCGTTAAGTTGCATACGTGCAATCTTACGTTTTGCTGATTCTTGTCTTGCTTTAACTAGTGTGTGAAATATTCTTTTAAACATTATCTATCCTCTGTATGTGTTAGCCCTAACTGGGTGAGGATAGTTATATTCAAGTAGTTATATCATAGTAGTGACATTTATACAACCCCGATAGTCATTTCCTGCCTAGAAACTTATTTACTACTTTAGCTGTCCAAGCTTCGTTCTCTGGGGTATCAGGATCATCAGCTATGTAGTGACCTTTCTCGTTACGAGCACGAACCATCTCTACTTCTTCTACTTCAGCATCTTTAACAAAGTCTAAAATAGTAAAGATAGAAACAGAGTCATCTTTAGTTGCCCAGTCACCGTTAACTTTTTGAGCAATTACTTTGTTAGCATCTGATAAAACTTTGTCACCTTTTAACTTCATTTTTTAGTTTTCCTTTTAGCCATACCACCTTTATAGTTTCCATACCTAGTGTGTTCTGTTTTACCTGGACCCTTTTTATAAGCTTCCATAGCTCTTGCCCTATTTTTATACTTACTTTTATTCTTTTTATACCACTCGTCAAACTTAGTAGCTTTTGATAAAGCTTTTTTAACAATCTTTTCAACTTTAGCTACTTGCTTAGATTTAGATTCTCGTTCTCCAAGACTTGTTCCAACAACTGGTCCTTTAGGGGGTAGTTTTGTAACTGTAACTTTTTTTATAGTTAATTCACTTGGTTTAGCTACAGGAGGTTCATTAGGTTTAAGTGGTTTTTTAAGATCTTCTGCGTACACAGCAGCCATCACTTTACCATCTTTGTTTGTGTAGTAAAGTGATCCTGCTTTCTTGGCTGCAGCAATACTTTTGTATTTACCTGCGTTTTTCTTGGCTTGTTTAACAGTTAAACCTTTTGCTTTAAGTTGGTTATTTAAATATTTACGTAACGTTACCGCCATTACATTTATCCTTCTTGATATTAGAAAACAACCCCACTAGTCTTTTAGCAGGGTTGTTACTTTTTATGAAAGTACTACTTTAATAGTTACGTTATCACTGGTTGCTGCTAAGATATTCATTATAACAGTGTCACCAATAGCGTCAGGTATCGCAAGAGTATAGTTACCTGCTTCTAATTCTAGATCGTTAGCACCACAGTTTGCTTCTGCAGTACCAAAGTTAATTAGAAACTCTTGGTCAGCGTGAAGGTGTACAACTTTAAAACCAGTACAGGTAAAGTGTTTTGTGTTACCTGCTGTGTTATCTACGGTTTGTTTTGTTTGTACACTCCATTGTAACGTGTTAGGTTGGAATGTGCCTACGGAAGTTGACATTTATTATTCCTCCCTTAAAATACTGAGTATTCTAGCTCAACAGTAAATCGTCCTGCAGTAGCGTCAGCATTTAACGTAGTAGTAGCAAATGCGTACAAGTTTTTACTTGCAATAGCAGCAGTGATATTAGGTACAAATATGTGGTAGTTACCTGCTGTATTATTAAAGTTTACATCAACCTCAGTAATTGACTGTGTTGCACTTAACTGTTCGTTAAAAGATGTAACTCCTGCGCCTACAATCTCTGTGCCTGAAGAGACAGCAGAGTTAGTAGCTGTACCTGAAGTAGCACTAAGAGATAGACCACCTACAAGTGTTTCACCTGCAGCAGTTGTAATACCTATTAAAGCTCTGTGAATAAAGAACTTAGATGGTGTTACAATGCTTGAGGGTGAAGATGTATCTAGAGCACCTAGTTCTACTAGAACATCACCGTCAGCATAAGCTGTGCTTGTATCTGTACCTGCAAGACTTCCTACAAATGTTTGGATCTTACGTGTTCCAAATGAGTGTACTAAACCAGTGCCTGTAATTCCTGTACCAAAAGTTACGTTATCTTCGTACTCTTCAATACCTTTTGTAAAAGTAGTTGTTGTCATAATTATATT